ATGAATATATAAACAATAAAACGAAATTAAAGATAGTATGCCCAAAGGGTCATACTTATAGAGTAAGATTCAATGATTTTCAACAAGGGCATAGATGCCCAACTTGTGCAGATGTAAAAAAACCATCATACAAGCAAGTTAAGTCATTTATTGAGAAAGATGTTGGTTATCTTTTAAAATCAAAAAACTATAAGAATAACTCTACAAAATTACAGATAATGTGTCCTTCCGGTCATTTATTTGAAATGACATTCAATAATTTCAGATCAGGATATAGATGTCCAGTCTGTGCAGGCAATGCAACACTAACTTTTGAACAAGTAAAAAATTTTGTTGATGAGGCCGACCAATGTTTACTTTCAACGGAATATAAGAACAATCATACTAAACTATGTATGGTCTGCCCAAAAGGTCATATATATAATGTATCGTTTAACAGTTTTAAGGCTGGTCATAGGTGCCCGGAATGTGGAGGCACAAAAAAACTTTCCTATGAACAGGTAAAACTATCTATTGAAAAAGACGGGTGTGGCCTACTTTCAACAGACTATGAGAATAGTAAGACAAAATTACGTATACGATGCCCTCATGGACATATATTTGAAAAGAGTTTTAATAGTTTCCAACATAACACGGCATGTCCCGTATGTGTACGGCATAAAAAAACATCTAAAGCAGAAAAAGACGTTCTATCTTATGTAGAGTCTATTTATAAAGGAACCATTAAGCCAAATGATCAAACACAGGTTATTAATCCAAAAACAGGTTATGGCCTTGAATTAGACATATATTTACCGGAAATCAACAAAGCAATAGAGTATAATGGTACTTACTGGCACTCTACACCATACCAGAAGTACAAAGACAATCAAAAAGTAATTCAATGTCAGCAGAAGGGCATAGACTTATTGGTCATTCTGGAAGAAGAATGGAGACAAGACAAAGAAGCTTGTATAAATAGGATAAAAGCATTTATTGGAGCAATAAAATGAAAATTACGAAAATAGAGTTTTTGGCTGAACGGGATGATTGTGGCTGTCTTGAGGTTAATGACCATCACAACTTTGCAATTAGTAGCGGGTCAGATAATGCAAATGGCTACTGCTTTGTAAAGAACTCGATTTTAGAGAATTATTTTCTACCAGCAAGTTCTGAAGGACGCGGCTCTGATGTCACGTCAATAGGAGGTAACAGTGCTGGGTTCACTCAACTTGACGACGTGTACTATTTCTCTAAAAAATTATACCGTGCGCTCAAATATCCAATGTCCCGATTATCACAGGAGAATAACTCCGAATCTTTATTTGGCAACAATTCTGCTGGAATTGAGAGAGATGAGATAAGGTGGGCAAAAATGCTTGAAAAACACCAGAGAAAATTTGCAAATGATTTTGTTGACTTGTTTCTATTGCATCTTGATTTCAAGGGGTTTAAGAAACAATATAATCTTAATTCTAATTCCTTTACAATTAAATTAAAGCCGCCCAGTCATTATAAAGAACAGATGACGCAGACATTCCTTGAACAAAGGTTCCAGAATTATAATGCATTAAGTAGTAATACTGAATTTAGCAAGACCTTCCTCATAAAAAAGTATTTGTTATGGAATGATAATGAACTTGAGGATAATAAGAATAGCTTTAAACTGGATAGAAAATATTTCCCAAGTGATGAAGTAATGGATAATTACGATACATTTGGTGGAGCCGGGAGTCCGCCAGGTACGATAAGTGCACAATTAGGAAATAATGGCGCGATGGGTGATTCTCAATTACCTGATACAGATGATGAGGATTTTGACGATATTTAAGGATTAAAATGTGTGAAAAAACTTTCTTTGGACTATGTGAAGGATTAAAAGACCAGACATTACTTTCAAATGACTATAAGAAGAATGGAGACAAGATAAGGAAGCTTGTATAAATAGGATTAAGGTATTTATTAGGATAATAGGTGGATAAAATTTGATGATATTTAAAAGGAGAGAATTATGCCAATAGACAATCGGGTTGTAAAAGCTGCTTTAGAATCATTTGAAGATGATGATTTTATTACATCAAAAAACCTTCTAAAAGGTGAGATTATAAAAGCAAAGAATGATTTTATTAAGTCAAAACTTGACCTAAAAAATGATGTATATCCAGAAGAACAATTAAAGACCACGGAAACAGTATAAATTTTTAATTAATTTTTTATAAATATACTATAGACTATAGGTTTAATTCAAACCTATCTATTTTTATTTATAACTTTAATGGAGGATATATAGATGAATAAACAGCTTTTAGAAAGTATCGATAATTTCATAGGTGATGTTATTGACGAATCCATGCTTGAACCTGGTGCAGGCATTAAGGATAGTGAATATAATAACTTCTCTACCGGATTAAAAAGGATTCAGTTCAGATTGGCAAAGGCTAATACAGCGCAGAAATATGTGGATGCTTTTTCTGTTGTTCAACAACTAATTGAAAGATTCCCTCTTAAATCTGCCTTGGTTTGGAAAACAGTAACTGATTCATATCAGATTAGATTTGCTTCCGGTGCGGCTTCTGATTTGGAGGCATAAAATGAACTTAATATCTGAATCATCTACTAATGTTGCCATTAATAAATCTGAAACCGGCAATACCTATGTTGAGGGTGTGTTTTCTACCGCTGAATCAACTAATATTAATGGCAGGATATACAGTAAGAAAATTCTCGAAAGAGAAATAGACAAATTAATGGAATCCATAAACAATAAATGTTTGTGGGGCGAATGTGCCCATCCAGCATCTGCGGATATAAATCCAGAAAGAATTTCCCACATAATTGAGAGCCTTGAATGGCATGGAAACGATCTTATTGGTAAAGCAAAAATAATTGATACTCCAATGGGCAATATAGCCAAAACATTGATTCAAGAAGGAAAAATAGGTATCTCAAGCAGAGGTTTAGGTACGGTAAATGAGAATAGTTATGTAAATGAAGATTATTACTTAATTACCTATGATTTAGTGATTTCCCCGAGCAATCAAACAAGCTGGATGAATGGAATATATGAAGGAAAAGATTTTATTAATCCATACGCCATGTGTAAAAAAGCACCTACTTTAGAGGAAGCAAAAGAATTTCATTATAAGGCAATATGGCAAGTTCTTGAAAACATTAAAGGAAATCTAATATGAAACTACTTGAAAAAATAGAGAATTACCTTATAGATGAAGGATTGCACCTTGATAAAGGTGAAATGGTCAGAATTATTGGTCATCTTGACGCCGATAATAAAGATTTATACAAAATATATCCTTGGTTCAAATCTGCCTTCCCCGATGAAGAGGAGATAACCGGTAGAGTATATTCCTATAATATCAAAGATGATGAGTATATGATAAATTTCGAGACAAAAAATCATAAAAAATTCGGTCATGGATCATTATTTACGGGTGACCAAATCGAATTTCTTTAATGTCTCATAAATCGTTATAAATAAAGAATTTAAGAATATTGTTTAAATTCTTTGTGTTACAATATAAATAAACTTATAACACAACAATATTCTTTTAGGAGGAATAAAAATATGGATGAACTGTTAAAGATTTTGGGCGTCAATAAACTTGACGAATCTCAGCAAACATTAATAAATGAAAAACTTTCGGATATTATTGATGTTGCTGCAAGGGAACGTGCAGATTCTATTGTCAACGAGGAAAAAACTGCACTTGTGGAGAAATATGAACTCAAATACGACGAGTATCGGAAAGACATTACTTCTAAATTTTCAGATTTTGTCGATTCTATCCTTGACGAGGAAATGGAATTACCGGAAAGAGTCCTTGAGTATGCCAAGAAAGGTGAATTGTATTCAGACCTTATTGAACAATTTAAGATTAAACTTTCGGTCGATGAGGGAGTCCTTAATGATGAAGTAAAGGATATCCTCCGAGAATCCAAAGAAGAAATCTTGAAGTTAAATGAACAAGTAAATTCCCTTATGGCAAAAGAACTCGAATTTAAAGAAGATGCAAAAATACTTGCTTCAGAACTTTATTTGAGAAAGAAATGTGATGGTCTGCTTGAATCCCAGAAGATTAAAGTAATGGGCCTTCTCGGTGACATTAAAGATAAGGTAGAAATTGACCGCAAATTTAAATATGTACTTGAAAATGTTTTACATGAAGAGGAAATGTCTGTAGAAGATATGACAGTTGTTACATGTAAANCATGTGGTGCAACATATTCATTGAAGGACGGCGAAACAATGGATGTTTGCCCAAAGTGCGGTGCCAAAATGGATGAATTAACCTCTTCTATTGGCGACGGATCAGGAGAAGTAGTAACCCCAGTAGTAAACCCCTTAACAGAGAGTGTTAATCCTTTTGATGATATGAAATCAAAGTGGGTTAAGATACTTAAAGAAAATAAAATTTAAAGTCAAAAATTTTTCAGGAGGAATATAACATGAACGTTAATGAATTAGTAACAAAATGGAGTGACATCCTTAATGAAGGTTCTAAAATCAAAAGCGCTAAGGTTGCAAAATCTACCGCTCTGATGCTTGAGAACGAAATGGCATATATTAATGAATCGGGCAATTATTCCGTACCGGGCAGAAGTCTTGCAGGTGGGTACGGGACTTCTGGTGATTTTCAGCAGATTGCTATTCCTATGGTTCGTAGGACTTTCCCGGAACTTATTGCCCATGAAATCGTAGGTGTACAGCCTATGACCGGTCCAGTTGGTCTTGCTTTTGCTCTTCGTTTCCGGGCAGGCAATACCTATAATCAGCAGGCATATCCATTAGGAAGCGCTACGCCTACCTATAACGACGAACTCGGATACAATGCAATCGATCCTTGGTATTCAGGCTCGACCGCAACTTCCGCCGGATTCGTTACTTCAGCAGGTGAACTTATTGGTTCTGCTTCTTCTGGGGATGTCGGCCTTGGTGTTGGTTCCTATGCCGCTATTTCAGAAGTCAATATGACCGTTGAGAAGGCACAGGTAGAAGCAAAAACCCGTAAGTTAAGAAGCCGTTGGAGCCTTGAAGTAGCCCAGGATTTGAAAGCAATGCACGGCCTGGACTTGGAAGAGGAGATGATGGACATCTTAGCCTACGAGATAACAGCCGAAATCGACCGAGAGGTAATTAACAAGATAAACACCGTTGCAGTTGCCAGTACTTGGGATTATAATTCTACTGGCCCCGAAGCAGACGGCCGTTGGATGGCTGAAAAGTATCGTACTCTTTATTCCGCTATTGTTCGTAAGGCAAACATGATTGCCGTGAACACCAGACGTGGAGCGGGTAACTTTGCTATCTCTTCCCCGATGGTTTGTGCCGCACTTGAAGGACTCAGCTCATTCGTCCTTTGGCCGACCGAAGGAAATGCAAATTCTCTCGTTACTGGTGTCTCAAAGATAGGTAGTCTCGATGGGAGAATAACCTTGTACCGTGACACGTTTGCATCAGCCGATTACACAACCGTTGGATATAAAGGGCCGAGCGAATATGATGCCGGGATAATTTATCTTCCTTACATCCCGCTGCTTGTTTCAAAGACGGTTTTTGAGCAGAGCTTCCAGCCTACCGTTGGCCTTATGTCTCGGTATGCTTTGTACGAACACCTGTACGGCTCAAACCTCTTCTACCAGAAAATAACAATTAGTAACCTTCCTGTGTAGGATTGCTAAGTAAATAAACAGAAAAATAACCTATGGTCATTAATCCATAGGTTATTTTTTATCCTTTTTTTATGGTCATTAATCCAATTTGATTTTTAATTTCGGTTTTAATTCTTCTCCGTTAGGACAACCGTGTCCATGTTGAAAATTATGAAATGACATATCAAATTCATATCCTTCTGGGCATTTGATCTGTAGTTTTGTAGTATTATTCTTATACTCTGTTGATAAAAATTCATGTCCTTTTCTACTCTCAATAATAGTTTTGACATCCTCAAACGAGTACCTTTGTGTGCCGGCTGATTGTTGTGTAATTGATATTTTTACATTCTCAATAGTAAGTTTATCCATTGTTCTTTCCTTTATTCTTCTTAAAACATATTAGGCAACCATTATTCACCCATCTGTTGAATGAGGTGGAAAATGTATGTCCTTTGGGGCACGTAATAGATATTTTATTATCCTTTTTGTTGATATAACCATCTTCAGTTGTATTTAAGACATAGCCACTCTTTTCAATTGTCTCCTTCATAACCGAATAATATATTTTATTGCGTATATTACTATTAGAAGTTCTTTTCTTCCTTCCTTCTGAAATCCTATGTTTCATATCTTGTTTATATTCATCATTTAACCATCTTTTTTTTGAAAGAATTGATTGTTTTTCCCTTACATCCTGACTATTTGCTGTTTCTGTGTTCCTGCATACTCTACATAGTTTATTTTCATTTGGTTGTTTTAAATAATTCCTGTATTCCTGTTCTGTTTGTTTACCACAAATATCACAATCGAACAAAACTCTTTTGTGTGACCCGATGCCTAAATTCTTTACTTCTGTTCCATCTATGTTTCTCAAATTCATAAGATTATCCCCCTTTTCATAATCTTATTTATGATAGTTTTGGATATTTGTCAAGATATTTTTAATTATTAATCCAATTATAAGAATACTGTTGACAAACCATAAGTACTATGATATATAATTAGTATAAAATTTACTTTTTGAAAGGAATCAAGAATGAATCCAAGAAATTTAGATGGGTCTGAAATTACTGTAATCCCAGAAGGTTCTCATAAAAGGATTTTGTTTAATTGTGATATATGTGGGGAACAAGTAGAACAAGAGTATCGTAATTATGTGAAACAAAAAGATAATAAATTATGTAGATCGTGTAGGAACAAGGAAACGGCTAAAAATCCATCCGTTAAATTAAAACAATCTAATTTTTCTAAACAAATGTGGAAAGATAAGCCTAATAAGGCATTATCTGTGAAAAAGGCACCACGAATTAAAAAAAAAGTAAATTCTATAATTCAAGCCCCTGTAGTGCCTCAAAAAGATGAGGAAATATATTCATACTTATTGAGTATTGGCCTGGATGTTAAAGTAGAAGATGGGTTATTATTCATTCCTTCTGTAAAAACATATATAAAATATAGTCTTTTGTCAGAGAGTGGTGAATTATCTATAAAGAATAAGAAATATCACTATAATCTATTAATGGATAAGATTGGAAAAGGATGTAAACTCATTACTATATTTGATGATGAGTGGATTAAGAAGAATGATATTGTAAAGAATAGACTGAAACATATATTAGTGAAGGAAAGTAACTTATATGCAAGGAATTGTGATATAAGGGAAATAAGCAATAAGGATGCAAAGGACTTTGTTGATAAAATTCATATACAGGGATATGTTTCCTGTGCAATAAAATTAGGGGCTTTTCATAAAGATACTTTAGTTGCTGTTATGACTTTTGCCAAAGGTAGTATAAGTAAGGGAAACACCACAAAAGAGGATGTTTTTGAGCTCAGCCGTTTCTGTGTTGAGCCTACAGTTGTTGGTATTGCTAGTAAGTTGTTGAAGTATTTTCAGAGAAATTATTACTATAATGAGATTTTCTCTTATGCTGATAGACGTTGGAGTGATGGGAACCTATACAGACAAATAGGGTTTAATTTTATAAGCTATACTCAACCTAACTATTTTTATTTCAAGGTTGGCGGTGAAATAAAACGTTTCCATAGATATAATTTTAGAAAAGATAAGATTAAACACCTTGCAACCGTTGAAGGGCAAACAGAGTGGGAAATCATGCAGGAGACTGGATGGGACAGGATTTTTGACTGTGGCAATATAAAACTCAATATCATAAATACTGGCGATGTTGAGTAAAAATATCTTTAGAGGACAATAAGAAATGAATATTGATTTAGATAACCTGGCGAAAGAATTTAATATAGATGAAACGGAAGAAATTCATTTTGACAGGGCAATTGATATAGAAAAAGCCATTGAATCAGATAACACCGACCCCGATAAGATTATTTCGGACACTATAGGCAAAGCTAATGCCATATTAGATAGAGTAATTTCTGAAATAAACAGTTCTGGCATGAGTCCACGGCTTGGAGAAGTGGCGGGCCAGTTAGTTCAAGCAATAAATTCCTCTGCAGGATTTTTATATACCAAAAATTTCAATTTAGACAACTTAATGTTAAAGAATAGGTCTATTGAATTAAAGGAGAGAGAAGTAAGACTAAAAGAACTCATGTTGAAGAAACCAGAAGGAAATACCATAAATAACAACTTAATCATTACTGACAGGGAATCCGTGATGAAAATGTTAAAAGAATCAAAGGCCCAATTAAAGTTAATTGAATCAACATGACTATAAATTATTACATAGTGAATCAATGGTGGCCTTTATTTCGGTTTTTGTTTTATTTTTATCAGATTTCCATTCTTCATCGGTTATAATCATTAGTTTATAATTCTTTTGCTGGCATTGAATAATCTTCTGCCTATCTTTATATTTGGTGGTATTACTTGAATGGTAATACATGCCATTATATTCTATTGCAAACCCTATTTCAGGCATCCAAATATCTAAACCATTGACTATTTATCATTTATACAATAAATATGTTTAGAAATTATTTATAAAAAGAGGAATTAATGACAATAAAGTATGGGGAAGGATTAAAGAAGCCCGGCACATTGATAGAATATACACCGGAAATGGTATTAGAACTTAATGAGTGTTCAGAAGACATCTGGTATTTTCTTAAATACATTAAAATCAACCATCCTGATTATGGAGTAATATATTTCGACCCTTATGATTTTCAAAAAACGGTTTTAAAAAATTATCAGAAAAGCAGGTTCAATGTTGTTCTCGCCTCAAGACAGTCTGGCAAATGTGTCTCTTATTGCAGTAAAATAAGATTACAAAATAAAAACACTAATGTATATTTAGACTGTAAGATAGGGGACTTATACAATATACATAAGTCCCCTGTATCTGTTTATACTCCCTATGATAAGATTATAGATGAGGCAAATGTAGACAAATATAATGTACTTACACCAACTGGATGGCAACCATTTTATGGTGTATGTAAGACAAGACAATTTCAAGTATATATAATTACTTTCGATGATTCTGATATTAAATGTGCGGATACCCATATATTTATGAGTAATGGCAAACAAATTTTTGCAAAAGACTTAAAGATGGGTTATTATATAGATTCAGTAAATGGGATAAAAAGAGTAATTCATATTGAAAAAACAGTTTTATATGAAAATATGTATGATTTAAAGGATGTTAATGGTGGGGTATATTATACTAATGGGTTATTGAGTCATAATACTACTACAACCGGGGCCTATGTACTATGGTATACCTTATTTAATGGTGGCAAGAATATAGGTATTGTATCAAATAAACAAGTAAGTGCCATAGACATATTGAATAGAATCAAATCAATGTATAAAGAAATACCAGACTACATGAAACCCGGTATAATTGATTGGAATAAGACATCCATCTTATTCGAGAATGATACGAGGATAATGGTTAGCGCGACGAGTGAAGATGCCTTCCGAGGAAGAACACTTAATTTATTGGTATGTGATGAATTTGCCTTTCTCCCGAAGCATATTGCTTATGATTTCTGGTCTGCCAACTATCCTACAATTTCTGCATCAAAAGAGGCAAAAATTATAATAATTTCTACGCCAAGTGGTATGTATAATCAGTTTCATACGATATATTCAGAGGCCGAAAGGAATTTCAACAGTTTTACATCATTTAAATCTACTTGGATGGATGTGCCTGGAAGGAATGAACAATGGAAGAAAGCCCAGATAAGTAATATCGGTGAGAGAAGATTCACACAAGAATACGATTGTGAGTTTCTCGGATCGACCAATACTGTAATAAACACAGATAGGATAAGGTCACTCTTTACTGAAATAGAAGAACCTGCTATAATAGAAAGAGAGGGAAAATTAAGAATTTATGAAAAACCAGTAGAGGGTGAGAAATATGTAATAGGTGCGGATACGAGCAAGGGAACCGGTGAGGACTACTCGGTGGCCCAGATACTTAAATTCATATCATTCACACCATTGAAATTTCAACAAGTGGCTGTATTTGAGGATAACCATACTGACGTGTATGCTTTTTCTGATATATTAGATAAACTATCTATTTATTATAACAAAGCATATCTAATGGTGGAGAATAATGCAGAAGGTGCTGCTGTGGTGAATAAATTATGGTGGGATATTGAGACTGAAAGCCTCGTAAACACTGGCAGTAAATCTATTAATTTAGGGATAAGAGCAACAAGATCGACAAAACCGAAAGCTGTTCTGTTAATGAAAAAATTAATTGAAGATGGATGTCTTGAAATACACGATAAGAGAACAATAGAAGAGCTTGCATCCTTCATTGAAGAGAATAACAGATATTTTGGAAAAGACCTACATGATGATCTTGTTTCTGGTTTATATTGGTCTGTTTACATTTCACAAATGGGTATATTTGAAGAAGAGATAACCATGAAAGGTTTGTTTGATAAGGGTAATGACCATAAAAATTATGAAGATGAGGTATGGGGTATAATTTCTGATCTAAATGATAATAATGAAATAACAGATGTTTTTATGGTTCAATAACTATGAAGAGACATTCTTTTGAAGAAGTAAAAGATTTTGTTGAAAAACAAGGGCAAGTATTGCTTTCAGAGGATTATGTGAATAATCACAATAAATTACTATTTAAGTGTCCAGAAGGTCATATTTATAAGATGGATTTTAGTCATTTTCAAATGAATCATCGTTGTCCTGTATGTGCAATAAATAAGAAAAAGCATTCTATTGAAGAAATAAGGTCTTTTGTTGAAAATCAGGGGCAACTATTGCTTTCAAAGGAATATATGAATGCTCACAATAAATTACAATTTCAATGTCCAGAAGGGCATATTTATAAGATGATTTTCAATAATTTTCAACAGGGAAAAAGATGTCCTGTATGTGCAATATATAAGAAAAAGCTTACTATTGAAGAAGTTAAAGATTTTGTTGAAAATCAGAGGCAAGTATTGCTTTCAGAGGATTATGTAAACAACTATACAAAATTACGGTTTAAGTGTTCAAAAGGGCATATTTATGACATGTCATTTAATCATTTTCAACAGGGAAAAAGATGTCCTGTTTGTGCAAAGAAATTCACAACATCCAAGGCAGAAAGAGAAATACTTGACCATGTAAGGTCTATTTACAAAGGAACAATCTTGCCAAATGATAGAACACAGATTATTAACCCAAAAACAGGTTATGGTCTTGAATTAGATATCTATATGCCAGAAATCAATAAGGCAATAGAATACAATGGTTCATTTTACCACGCTGAACCTTGTGTAAAATACAAAGATGAACAAAAAGTAATCCAATGTCAGCAGAAAGGTATAGATTTATTGGTTATAACAGATAAAGAGTGGATAGAGGACAGGGAATCTTGTATTTTCAGGATAGATAATTTTGTTTCTGATCTGAATAATAAAGATAAAGTAAACAATAAACAATTTTTGGAGGAAAAAAGATGA